ACGTATTCGACGTTTATCCTTGGCTTCAGTCTTATCTCGGCGCTTATTGTCTGGGTGGCAGTGGCTCGTATTCTGTCCGCGTTGTAAGGGGTTGAGATGGCAGGTGAACTCGACAAACTTTTTAAGGATGTTGCCAAGCGAGTCCAAAAAGAACTTGGCGAGTCTTTTAGCACGGAGATCACTTACACAAGAAAAGCATCGCCTTCATACAACGTGGCTACTGGCGCGGTAACAACTACTGACACCACTTATACCTTTGACGCTCCAATCGAAATCATTGTTTCTGACGAAGAAGCGGGTTATCAGGAGAACACTGCTCGTTTAATGGTGACTCCTGATCAGATTGGCGACAATCAAGCGACTTTGCAGGATGAGATCTCGCTGCCGTTTGCTGGGTCGTCAAGGACTGCCAAGATTCAAGACATTCGGACGTTCAGGGGCGAGCAGGAATACCTTTACATGATTCGGGTGGTGTTCTGATGACGCTTGTAAACGCTAGAGCTGCAATCGAAACTGCGATCAACACTGCAGTGACAGACGCCGATAACACGGTTTCAGTGGTGTTCGACAACATGCCATTTACAACGCCTGGCAAGACAAAGAAGTATGTGATGGTGACGATCAACTTTGATCAAGCCACGATCCAAGCCCATGGAGCAGCGGTTGATCAATACGCTGGAACGGTGCAATGCGGAATTTTTACGCCAAGAAACAAGGGTAGTGCTGCAGCTGCTGCGATTGCGGAGTCAGTTATTGATGGTTTGACCTCGGTAAATGCTTCTGGCTATACGGATACCTATTCGGTGAAGCCGCGTGTTGGTCAGATCAATGGCCCAACAGCAGTGACTGAGGAAAACAACAGTCATTTTGTCAGCGTAGTTAGCTGTCGGTTTACTGCGATCTAATGGCTAAGCCCATCACTGAGCTAGCAAACGATATTCGCAAGTTAATTGAGGATGGACGGGCCGCTGCTGGTCCGGAGATCGTTTTCAGTCTGCAAAAAGCTGGACCTTGGTGGACCGGAAACTTTGGTGAGCTGTGGGAGCTTAGTCCTAATCCAGTTAGGCCGGTAGTAAACAATCGGCGTGATTGGGAAAGTCCTAATCTTCCCAACGCTAGAAGCTTTCAAAAACGTCCTGCCTTAAGGGTTCCAATCAATAGTCCTTTATACATCGGCAACTTAGCCGATTATGCTGGATATGCGGTCAATAATCCGCAAGCAAAGCTTGATGGCAAGACATACGGAGAAGCTAGGCCACCACTACGAAGTACAGCACCTAACGGTCCACGTTGGTACAAGATTTATACAGAGACGAGTAGGGATACGGGGTTGTTTCTTGATCTAGACAAAGCATTTGCATCTGTTCGCTTGGGATAAGCTATATTGTGCTAGTTGACTGAGTTTTATGGCTGAAACACGCGCAATCGACATGCTGTGCAAGGCGTTCAGCGTTGAAGAACGCAGCAGCTACACGATTAAAAAGGGCGATGAAGTCATTATCAAGCTGTACTGGAAGCCTTTGACGATTGCTGATCGAGACTCGATCAACAAGACCATGAAGGCTTTGAACTTGGGGCGGACAGAGGACAACTTGGATTTTGCAATCCAAATGCTGATCCGCAAGGCTGAGGACGAAGCTGGCAATCGGGTATTTTCGGACGGTGACCGTGCCAAGATCCAAAACCGACTTCCGATGAGCATTGTGCTGGACATCATGTCCAAGATGCAGGGCATGGAAGAGGTGGAAGAAGCGGACGACCTTAAAAGCGACGCTTGAGCAGGACAACTACCTGTTCCTGCAGTTTTTCATTGCTGAAAAGCTGGGAATGACATTGGCTGGCTTGCGGGCCAGCATGTCGTTTGAGGAGTTGCTTGGCTGGAGCGCGTATCTTTCGGTCAAGGCTGACCGAGAGGAGAAGGAGATGGAGAAAGCTCGTCAGCAGGCTCAGTATCGGAAGGTGCGCTAACCTGAAGGCAATGTCTTCGGGTTAGTCGTGGCCGCTGAGTACGAAGTCAATATCAAGATTAACTCGGATAAGGTCGTCGCTGACCTGAACAAGGTTGATACAAAGGTAAAAAGCATTGGCAAGTCGGCAATTTCACAGGGAAAAGCTATAACTGCCAAGGAAAAAACTCTTGAAAGAATTGTAGACAAACGTGCTCGATTGATGAATCGCATCAACGAGCTGGAAAGCAAAGGTTTAAATGTAGCCAAGCTCAGAAAACAAATGGGCAAGGCAACTGAGCTGCAAAGCCGTAGAGATTTAATAAATGCTGAAAAAGAGTTTCGTGTTTTGAACAGAAATGTTCAACTAGAAGCGTCAAAATTAAGGATAATACGTAATCAGGCTTCTGCAGCACGGGAGCGGGCAAAATTCCTAGCGGGTGCTCCAATTCCTGGGCTTAGAGGCCGAACATTTGGGCCATCACCGGCTTTTGCCGGACGTATTGCATCACCTATTGCTGGAACGGCAGGTACTCCCGGCTCTCCAGAGTTCAATAGAGCGCTTGAGATTGGTCGTTTCAGAAGCAGCCCTATTCAAGGGCGCAGAAACATTGCGGGATCACCTGAAGCTCGTAAAGCCAGAAGGAAACAACTTGAACAAATTGGCCTTGGCGCTGGCTTCCCATTGTTGTTTGGTGGCGGACCAGGCTCTGTTCTTGGCGGCGCTGTAGGTGGCCTGACGGGATCATTTGGAGCGCAAATTGCATTCAGCGCTATTGGTCAACAGATTGATCAATTTATTGCCAGCGTTGCAAGCGTCGGCACAGCGCTGACCTCAGCCTCTGGAACGGTAGAAATGTTCCGGGAAAAGAATTTGTTTAGCAGCGATGCTGTAAAAGAGCACGCTTTCCAGTTGGAAGAGCAGGGCAAGATGCAAGAGCTTGCGACTCTTCTCGCGAAGGATCTTGCTAGTCAGATCGGCAAAAATGCTGTTGAAAACTTTCAAGCTCTTGGTGGTGAGGTCAAAGAGTTCCTTGGAATTATCAATCGTTTGTTTTTGGCCATTCAGGGTCTTGTTGCTGGACCTTTGGCCGGATTCCTTAGTGCAATCAATTCAGTTTTAGGCGGCGTATCAACGGACGTACAATTTGGGAGTCTCCGTGGATCGTTGACTGGAGATGCTGCGGCTCAGTTTGAAGCTATTGTTGCTGAAGCTCGTGGCACTAGAAAATTAACTGGTCGAGAGAAGCAAAGTGCTTTAAGGCAAGGAACTTCTACTGACCCAGTAGCAGGAAAACTGACGACAGCCGTGAAAGAAGCGGTTCTTAAAGACCCAAGGGTGGCAAAGCTGCGTCAAAGCATTGATGTAACAGGTCAAACCAGCCTTGACGATACGTTGGGCAATCAAACAAGCAGAAAAGCAGCTAGAGAGGCAGCTCAACTGCAAAAACGTCTGGACAGGCTCGATGCAGAACGTCAAAAAGTGCAAGATATTTCTAGCTTGCAAGATAAGATTGCTGCTGCAGAGCAGGCTAAGGACCAATTCCTTGTTATTCGTCTCAAGGGAGAGCAAAAGCTTAAAGATATTGAAGCCAAGCGGTTAAAAGATCTTGCTGGAGTTACAAAGCAAAGCGAAATAAGAAAAATCAATGAGCTGGCAGCAGCCAAGGTCATAGCCGCTCAAGCTGATACAGCTCGTGAAATAAATCAACTGGAGTTTGAAAGGCAGGAAAGGTTTGATAACAGAATTGAAAGTCTTGACTATCAGCTAAAAATTGCTGAAGCCACGACTAGAGAGGAGAAAGAGCGTCTTCGTATTGAACAAGAAATTAAAAAGCTCAGAGACAGTGGTCAATTTACAGAATCACAGCTGTTTGAAATAAAATCTCGAATGGAGCAGTTGTCGGACAAAAACAGTCCGCTAAACAAGTTTATCCAGCAGACCAGGGAAGAAATCGAACGGCTGAATGACCCGATATTCCGAGTAATTGAATTGTCGAAGACGTTGGGCGATGCGTTTAGCGAGTCTTTCAGGGGAATTGTTGATGGCAGTATGACTGCTCAGCAGGCGTTGGCCAATCTATTCCAACGCACAGCAGATCATTTTATCGATATGGCTGCACAGATGATTGCAGCTCAGATCAGGATGCAGGCAGTAAACCTGTTCATGAGCTTCTTTAATCCGTTTGGTGGGGGAAGAAATGCAATCAACACCAACAGCCTGAATCAAATTGAACAATATTCAGGCATTGGAGCGAATACCGATGTGAGCAGCCTTGTCCCGAGACCTCGTGCTAACGGAGGGCCTGTTGGAGCGGGCCAGCCTTACATGGTTGGAGAGCGTGGCCCCGAGTTGTTTGTCCCTGGTGCAAAGGGCAACATCGTTCCAAACAACGCAATGGGTGGCGCTAACGTGGTGGTCAACGTAGACGCTTCTGGCTCTAATGTTGAGGGCAATGCTGATCAGGCTTCGCAACTTGGCAAAGTCATCGGCATTGCTGTGCAGCAAGAACTTGTGAAGCAGAAACGCCCTGGCGGTCTCCTTGCGATGTAATGGCCACCTTTCCTTCAATTACACCGACATATGGACTGCAGAAAAGCAGTTCCCCTGTGGTTCGGAAAGTTCAGTTTGGTGATGGCTACGAAGCCAGACTGACTTACGGCATCAACCAGAACCCCAAGCTTTTCAGTTTGACGTTTGAGGTGTCAGAGACTGATGCCGACACGATTGAAACATTTTTGGATGCACGAGCGGCTGACAACGCAAACTTTGACTTCACGCCCCCTGGCGAAAGCAGTGCGTCTAAGTTTGTCTGCGAGGAGTGGAGTAAGTCGATTCCATATTTAAATCGCGCCACAATCCAAGCAACATTCCGTCAAGTCTTTGAACCGTAATGGCAGTAGCAGCTTGGGCCGCTAGTACAGCATTTTCTGTTGGTGACATCCGACGTGCCACAACAGAGCAAGCGTCTGGCTTGTTTTTCCGGTGTACGACTGCTGGAACGTCAGCATCGTCTGAACCCAGTTGGCCAACAGACATTGGCAGCACGATCACAGACAACACTTGTGTCTGGACGGCGA